CCTCTTGGACACTACGCTGCCCTTGCTCAACGCGTCCAAGAGGGCAGCGACGATTACTACCGCATCATCGAAGAGCACACTGGGATCAGGACACCGGCAACCTCCATGGCATCGGAAACGAGAAAGGCTGGGCTCTCTGACGAAGGTCAGGTCCAGCAGCGTCAGCAGACGCAGACGACACAACAGCAGCAGCGCAAGGCTCAACCTTCGGCTCCTCCGAGCCGGGACGGCTCCGAGCAGGGCACGCAGCCAAACGTCCGCACGCTTCGGCTCAATGCCGACCAACAGGAGGCTGCTCTGTTCTCATATCCGGCGAAGCCGGGTGAGACCGATGCTGCTCACCGCAAGCGGGCCTTTGGCACCTACGCCAACGAATTTGTCGCGGCCCAGAAGGCCGGACAAATCGGCCGCATGACGCACTGATCCAAACAACCGGAGAGGAAGGGGAATCCATGAACACGACGCCACAGAGAGGCCAGCGCAATGCTGACCGCACACCGGCTCACGTGAGCGGTGAGCCTGCCCGTGATGCTGAGCACGAGACGCCGCACGAGACGCCGCGTATTCGTACCCGGCAGCGCCACTCCTCTGCAGTTACCAACCCGTTCGACATCCCCCAGGCGGATATTCCGCCCGATCTGTCGTACGAGTGGAAGCGCTACAGCGTCAGCGGGTTGTCGGCCGATCATGACCCGTTCTATCTCGCCAGCATGCGCGAGCAGGGCTGGGAGCCGGTGCCGCCGTCGCGCCACCCAAACCGGGTGCCCCCTGACTACGACAAGCCGTACATCCTCAAGGATGGACTGATCCTGATGGATCGGCCGAAGGAACTGACGCGCGAAGCTCGCGCCGAGGTCCAGCAGTTTTCTCGGCAGCAGGTTCGTGAGGCCGAGCAGCGTCTCGGCATGACACCAAAGGACACGATGACCCGGCAGCACGAAGGCATCCAGCCTCGTGTCGTCAAGGAAGTCGGCCGTATGGTTGCCATCGAAGATTAAGGTTCGGGGGTGAGGCGGTAGCCATGAACATCCGGAAGCCACAGCATCTTGTCCTTCGAAGGACGCTGGGGACCGGTCTTTCGATGAGAGACTTCGAGAAGTTCGAGGCTATCGCCAAAGCCCACAAAGTAAACGTCGCGACGTACTTGAGATCGATTATCGCCGACGTGATCGCTGAAGAGTATCCGAAGTTGCGTATGCGTAGGAACGAAGATGTGGCTGCCTAGAGCAAATCATGTCATTCAACTACAGCCAGTTTATCGTCAACCTCGCGAACGCGTTGGTGATCCCACCAACCGATGCGAACTATCTTTCATTTATTCCAACCATCATTGATGATGGTGAGCAGCGGATTTACCGCGAACTCGATCTTCTCTCGACCATCGTCAGAGACACCAGCGGAACGCTGACGCCGAACAGCCGGAATTTTACCCTGCCGCAATCTGGCGGCCGTTTCGTCGTCACCGAGTCGATGAATGTTCTGTATTCAGCCAGTGGCTCGAATAATAGAAAGCAATTGCAGCCAGTCTCTCGTGAGTTTCTGGATGCGATCTGGGGTAACGAAGCATCGACTACGACGCCGTCGATCCCTGACTACTACGCGATGATCACCGATCAGACTATCATCGTCGGGCCGCCTCCTGATTCAGCTTATCAGATGGAAGTGATCGGCACGATCAGGCCGACGCCGCTGAGCGCGTCTAACCCAACGACCTACCTGACGCTATATCTCCCGGACCTCTTCTTCACCGAATGCCTGATCATCGGATACGGGTACCTGAAAGACTTCGGAGCAGCCACGGACGATCCGCAATCTGCGGCCGGTTGGTCGAAGCACTACACAGACCTGTGGTCATCGGCCAACACAGAAGAAAACAGAAAAAAATATCAGTCCCAGGCATGGACGCCGAAGCAACCGGCTCCATTGGCTACGCCTCAGAGGGCGTAATAGGAGGCCATTGTGGCTGATCCGCAAACAACAAATCTCGGGCTTTACATCCCAACGCGTGGCTCTGACGTTGGTACATGGGACCTTCCGGAGAACGCCAACGACAGCGCCACGGACAGCCTGTTCGCCAACGTCGCGACGATCTCGCTGACAAACGCGAACGTTACGTTGACGACGCCGCCAAATTCAGGCGCGTCTTGGTCTGGGCCTTATCAGTCTCAGAGCGCGATCCTGAAATTCACCGGGACGCTTACCGGTAACTGCGTCATTACGCTGCCACGTCCAGGGTTTTTTGTCGTCGACAATCAATGCACGGTCGGGAGCTTCTATGTCAGGCTCGGATCGTCATCTCCTGGGAAATACATCACGGCTCCTCCAGGATACGCGACGCACGTCTATTGCGACGGCACTGACGTCAAGTACATCAACCTCGCTCCGGTGGCCTCTGAGTTCTTCTTGATCGGAGCGACGCAGCTTCCAGCGTGGATGACGGCCTGCTCAACGCTTCCGTACCTGATCCAGGATGGCAGCGTCTACAATTACTCGGACTACCCTGCGCTCGGAAACATGCTTGGCAGCACATTTGGTGGAAACGGGATCACAACGTTTGCTGTCCCAGACGCTAGAAATCGCACTCGCGTTTCGGTTGACACAAATCCTGGTTCTGGACCTACTCTTCGCCTCACTGCCGGTAGCGCAGGATTCAATGGTCAGAGCATAGCGGCTGCTGGTGGTGATCAGAATCTTGTCTCGCACGCACATTCGATTACAGACATGCAGCACTCGCACTCCGCGACTACGACGGCTGGTGTCGTTCAATTGATCTTGACTGGGTATGGCAGCTTCAGTGGCGGCGGAAATCAGGCCGGTTCCGTCACGGTTAATCCTTCATTCACCGGCATCACAGGAACAAACGCCGCTGGCGCTGGCGGTTCTCAGAACGTGCAGCCGACCATTGTTTCCGGTCTCGCTCTGATCAAGACATAACCAATGCCATTCGGCAGCATCGAACTCGTTCCTGGCATCAACGTCGAAAGAACTCCGACGAAGCTTCGTGCTGGCTACGCCGCAAGCAGCCTGATCAGGTTTCGTGACACGTTGGCGCAGAAGTACGGTGGGTGGATTAAATACTATCCATTCCCCGTAGCGGGTGTCCCGCGTGATCTGCATGCATGGCAGGATTTGCAGAGCATAAACCACCTTTCGGTAGCGACGACGACGCAACTCGGAGTCATCACCACAAATACCTACAAGGACATTACGCCACAGCAACTCGTGAGCGATTTTGCTCCAAATATCTCATGCACCATTAATCTTCCGACAATCGACATTGTCGATCCGAACGTATCGAACGTTACCGTTAACGACGCGGTGTTCTTCAATGTTCCTGTATCTCTTGGTGGAATCATTCTCGACGGTCTTTATCAGATACAGCGATCACGGGGACGCACTCGTATCAAATAACAGCCAGCAAGAACGCTACAGCGACACAAACAAATACCACTGCGACTAACTCAACGACAGCGTCAGGAAACGCAGTACTCCACTTTGCTTCTACCCCGGCTTGGGTCGTGGCCGGGATGACCGTCTATGATTTGACAACACCATCTGCGATTCCTTCGGCCACCGTTGTCCTGTCGACGACGGGAACGACAGTGACGATGAGCAAAAACGCTGCTGGCGCAGGTGTCGGTAACGGAGACGCTATTATATTTTCAAGCGTTCCAGTATTTTCTACGACGAATGGCTCATCAAACGTCACCGTTGAACTTCAGAATCATGGGGTCAGTGTCGGTGACACCGTTGTATTCGGTATAGCAACGACCGGTAACGGAATTACTATCGCGGCAGCGAACTACATTGTCACGTCAGTTACGAACTCGCACAATTTTTCAATTACCGTATCCGCCCAAGCTACGGCCAGCGGTTCGTTCGCGATGAACAACGGCAACGCCGAACTCGTTTACTCGATCACGCTTGGGCCGCCAGCGGCGGGTACTGGATTTGGTCTTGGCGGGTTTGGTTCTGGCGGGTTCGGTACCGGTGTCGTTCCTTCATCTCAGACCGGAACCGAAATTACAGCGACCGACTGGACCGAGGATAACTGGGGCGAGATTCTCGCCGCCTGCCCGTACGGAGGGTTGATCTATTACTGGGACCCAACTGGCGGGTTCTCCAATGCTCAGCCGATTACGACATCTGGAGCGCCGCCGCTGAATAGCGGCATCTTCGTCTCGATGTCACAGCAAATACTTGTGGCGTACGGATCGTCGATCCACCAAAAAATTGGATACCAGAGACAGCCTCTTCTCGTTCAGTGGTCAGACGTGCAGAATTTTCTGGAGTGGAACGCCACTGCAGCGACGCAGGCTGGCAACTTCTATATTCCAATCGGAAGCCAGATCGTTGCCGGTATGGCTGTCGCCAACCAGAACCTCCTGTGGACCGATCTCGATCTCTGGGCAATGTCATACATTGGGCCACCGGAGACGTTCGGATTTAACCAGATCGGCGCTGGCATGGGCGCAGTGTCGTCTCATGCTGTCCAGAAGCTTCGCGGCAGCGTGTTCTGGATGGGGCGAACGAACTTCTACAGCTACACTGGCGCTGGCGCTGCGGTTATCCCGTGCCCGGTATGGGACGCCGTGTTTCAAAACATCAATACGTCTTATCTGCAGAACGTTCGCGCTATGCCGAACACTCCATTCAACGAGTGCGGATGGCTGTACCCGAGCACTGCGAGCAGCAGCGGAGAGTGCGATAGCTACGTCAAGATGAACATTACTGAGCCTGGGGCTCCATGGGATTACGGACCTCTTCAGCGCTCAGCCTGGATCGATCAGTCGATCCTTGGAATGCCGATTGGCGCTCAGTCGAACGGCACCATTTACTTGCATGAAACAGGGAACGACGCGGACGGTAATCCTCTCGTTTCGAGCTTCACGACTGGCTACTTCTACCTCGGAGAAGGTGAAGAGTTCGTCGTGGTCGATCAGATCATCCCTGATTTCAAATGGAGCACGTTCACAGGATCGACTTCGGCTCAGATTTCTCTGACGTTCAACGTCGTCAACTATCCAGGCGACACTCCAATCCAGTACGGCCCGTACACGGTCAGCCAACTGACCGAATACATCTTTGTACGCTTCCGTGGTCGACTGATGAGCATCACCGTCCAGTCTTCCGACCTTGGTAGCTTCTGGCGTTTGGGTAGCTGCAAGTATCGCTATGCCCCAGCAGGGCGGAGGTAGAGATGCAGCCGATGGACCCGAATCAGCCTGCGTTCCAAGGAAGCACAAGCATCACCGATGTGGTGACGACGCTGCAGGGCGTCACCAAGCAAATCCAGGCTGGCAACACTCAACTAGCCCTGATTGTATCGGCTCTTTTGGGGGTAAACCTGAAGAGCTACACGGTG